CTCAAATGTGATACCACATATGATAATGATGAAGGACTCCGATTCATTAGAGAAAAGGAGTCGCAGTCAGGTATCTATCTGATTTGCACAGATATCCATGCGGCAACGGATGCGATTTCGCATACCTTCCTAAAGCAATTCTGGGACATGATGTACATGCCAGGAATCTCAGACTTTCTTCTCCGAATCCATTCTGGAGAAGGTAATATGTTGCACCATGTATGGAATGAACATGGCAAACTACAGAAACAAAGAGATGACTACTGTCAAATCTCTGGTATCAAGTGCGGGACTAGATCCAACTTTGCTGTTGGACTAACCGAACCTCATAACTTCATAGTTAGATGCACTATGAAAGCAATGGAAATGGAGGATATTGATCCCTCCACCCTTTATAGGGTGCATGGCGACGATATCGTCTTTGCACTACCAGATGATATTGCTGAAGATTTTGTCAGCAAATATTGTCAACTAGCGAACGAAGCGGGTTTCCGCGTTCACGATCTGCAATCGAAGGGGATGAAATCTCATTCCTCCGAATTACTATTTAGGGCTGAATTCAATAAACAGACCTTATCCCATGGAAGGATCGTCAGTAGGATCCCTCATCGATTATTCTTCCGGAATATGAGCCGGCAGAACCAAATTGAAGCGTTGCTGTGGTTATCACAGTACACTTATCTCCAGAATCCCAGTAATATACTGGATAAATTGTTTATGCAGGACCCTATCAGGTATGATAGGTTCTGTGCAGTGTGGAACTTCTTGATTGATAAGAAGCTATTCGGAATACCTAGGTCTATGTGGATTTCACATGCCAAGGTCCTGGATATGCAGCAACAATTTGAAGTTGCCTTAACCATATTTGATTCTTCTCTGCAGAAGGGTGTCTTTGATACCGTCTTCAATAATCGTCAAAGATTATCAGACGAAGAAGTGCACAAGAAAGTTCAGCGTTTCACTGAATTCTATGACTCTGATATTATCGAGAAAGCTTTAGGCTGGCTCGAAAGTCATGGGATCACAATGTCGAAATTGCATTGGACTCTTG